TTAGCAGCAGGTAGTTCTGTAGGACTTAACAGACAGGTAGCAGGTGGTGGACAGAAACAGTTATCAGGTTACTAAATCTATTTACATAATTACAGCCCTCTTTTATAGAGGGTTTTTTATTGTTTATTATTAATTACTTGACAGGGGTATACCCTTGTTATATATTAAAAGAGTACACAACACCGAGAGGTTTTCCAAATGAGAACACTAACAAAAAGAACTAACAGCTTTGACAAGATCAACAGCTTTGGCATTGAATACAAAAACTGGAGAGGTCAAAAAGACATTAAAGGTGTTTATTTAATGCAAGATTATGAAAAAGATGGTGATGGCATTTACTGGGCTATGTCAAAAACAGTTTGTGTAAGTAGTCATGTAACACAAGCTGAAAGTGACGAGTTAGACAGAATTTACAACAATCCACCAGTTGTTGATGGTGAGTTAGTCTTAATAGATGGTCAAGTTTACAAAACACGTTTAATTAAGGGCGGTGACTATAGCAATACTGCAATATTTGACAAAGTAGAGGAAACAAAAAATGTCTAATTTTCTAATGATGTTAGCAGCGTCAGGGTTGTTTTATACAGCCCTATCATCAACTCTATATGACATGACAGTTACAGATTGTAATGCAGGTATAGAACTAGCCTGTAAAGAGGTAAACAAATGACTAAAGGTTTTACTAATCACAATACCCATGATATGCAGTTTATTAATTGTCCTAAATATAAAATGCACATTTGCGTAGAACAAACAGATATAGGTGAATTAATTTTTGGTAGTGACGTACCTAGATATGAGATTATATGGCATATACATGGTGAATCTAACCCAAGAGGTAGCACAATGGATTTACTTAATTTAGTTGTACCTGACCCTAAAATGCCTATGACTATTCCAGAAAATACATATAAAGCAGTTATGGAAATATATGGTATTGCATTAAAAAAAGAGTACAACAAGTATGCAAAAAGTAAAGGTTGAAATGAATTAGAATAATGTTTTAGTCGGGAAGCCTGATAGTTAGGTTTGTGAGATACCCTAACTTGAAAGTTATAGAATACCTACCATAGGAAAGACAGGGCAAGTGTTGGACTTGATCTATCTCCTGACTAATTCATTTAATTTAGGAAATAACTGCTGTTCTAACATATCTACAGCCTTATCATCTAAGGTATTTGTTGTCTGCTTACATATTGACCTTAATAAATCTACAATTAATCTTTTACAACCTGTAGAAGTAAGAAAGCGTAGCAGTATAGGTTTTAAAATTTTGTACATAGCTTTGTTATGCTTTACAAACATATTGTAGACGTTAAATTTAATATGGTCATCTATAGGCTGTCTAATCCCCATTGCAAAGCTAGATAGCCTTTTTTACCTTCTAGGCTTAATTTCTGCAACGGCAAGTTCTACTTCCTTAAGCCTATGAAAAACTTCTTTCATATCGTCATGCATATCATCTATCTTTGTTGTTAGTAATTCTATAGCTGTTGTATTACGTACAAGGTCATCACGTGATTGCCTACCTCTATAAGATATAGAACCGACAGATACGAAACAGGCTGTTAACAATGCACCACCTGTAGCTGCTATTACTTCAATCACTTTGCTAGAACCTGTTCTATAGCTATTATGACAGAAAAAGGCTATGACAGAAACAAAATCTAAAAATCCTCTACAAAAACTAAAAGAAAAATTTGACGATAAAGAAGAACAATTTGAGTATATTTCAGTAGCAGTCAGGCTTTTGGTAGTTTTTTGGAGCGGCCTTCTAGTTACAAGCAACTACTTACCTAAGATACCAGGGCTAACTACAGGAGAAAAACAGGATATTACATTTCCCGCCAGTTTGCTAGCTTCAAGTCTTAGCAGTTTTGGTTTAGAAGGTGCAAAAAAACGCAAAGAAAACCAAGACAAACCTAAAGAAGTTGCACAAAGTGATAATTCATACCAAACTATAAGGGTAGAAACACCTATAAAAATTGTTGGTGCTACTGTGGTTGACCCCAAAACAAAAAAATGAAAAAATTTTTACCGATATTGCTACTAGCAATTACACCTGCCTGTTATGCTAATTTAAGTCATTCTATTTCTAGCTCTACAAAACTAACAGTAGGTGGTGCAAGTACATCTGCATCACGATTAGGTAGCAGTTATAGCGTTAGTGGAAATGGTGTTGATACAACCTATACATCAGGTGGTAATGCTGTTTCTAATGGTGTTGGTTCACTTGTTATTAGCTCAGGTATTGGTACTCCACCTGATTTAACAGTAACCCAAGATGTACCTGCTAATAGCTTCAGTTTTAGCCAATCATTTTTGCAAGCAGATGCAATAGCAGGTTCAGCAGTAACTACAGGTGAAACACCAAACTTTTCTAATAATGTTACAAGTATTGCAGGTGGTACAGCAGGTAATTTAGCAGGTACGATTACATCAGCAGGTGCAATTACATTAACAGCAGGTGGTCATAATACAGAAGCAGTAGGACAAGTAATAACAACACTAATAGTAGATTAATAAAACTATGTATAGGCTTTTTTGGCTATATGTATTTTTTGGTGTACCTGTTCATGCAGCACCAGTTATTCCAAATTTTCAACAAGGGGTTTTACAGCAACACGTGGAAACAAAACAAACAATAGTGGAAGATATAAAAAGTTTCGACATAAGAAATGGATATCAACTAACAGTAGGTGGGGAAAATGTAGAGAGTTCTACAGGTAATGTTGCACCTGCAGGGTGGACTAAGGTAAATACAACAATACAGGGTGTAGGCACTACTTTTGTTTCCCCTAATTTAGATAATAAGCCTACTTTTAGCATTACTAATGCAGGGGAAAGTTTTATGTACTATGAGACACTAGAAACACCTGGTATTACTAATTACACGCACGTTACCCGCACTACGAATATTGAAAGTATTAGTGATAGTACAAGTACGTTTAGTCAATGAAAAGATATATATTATTGTTGCTGTTGTTAAATAATCCTGTCTTAGCTAATTCTGTAAATACAACAAGTAATAGTTCTGGAAGTGTTGTAAATCAGGCTGTACAAGTGGTTCCTTCTAGGCAATTTCAGTACCAAATGAATACTATAACGTGTCAGGGTGCTACTCTTAATATCTCGCCATTTGTCTCTACAACTTATGGATTTGCTATACCTTTTGAGTCTCATTTTGATAGACCTGTATACAGTAGAAGGGATATAGAAGGTAATTTTGATGATGACAATAATGCAATAGGTGATGGTGATGTAGATGCAGGGTATAGAGGTGAGATATTGTATTTTGAAAAGGTTAGAACAGGACAAAAACAATCTAATGTATCAATAAATGGTGGTATTACAGCTACCTTCAGTATTCCATTAGATAGAACAGCTATAAAAGAATGTAGAAAAGCTATGAAAAAACAAAATGAATTATATGAAGCATCACTTGCAGCTAAAAGGTTAAATTATGAAATGAGTAGAGCAAAAACCTGTGCAGATAACTACAAAAATGGTTTTAGATTTAAAGAAGGTACACCTATGGCACTTGTCTGTTCAGATATAGAAATTATAGAGCCTACTAATTTAGACCACGTTCATAAAATTAAGAATTAAGTTTAGATTTTATCGGTTTTTTACCTGTAAATTTTGTACCTTTTTTACCTACAGCTTTTTTAACAGTACCTATTAATTTTTTAAATGCAGGTTTGAGTATTCTGTTTAGAAAAGGTGTTAATGTAGCTGCGGTTGTTGCAACAATTGTTATTGCAAAAGTTGTAGATACTGTATTTATGGAAGGTAAATATTTTTCTACTGCAGTTGTTGGTTCATACTGCACTACACATTCTTTTGTTTCTTCTATATATTTAAAACCTACAACTTTTTCTGTACCTTTTGCATTTAGATCACCTATACGTGGGTTATTTTTTTTAGGGTCAGGACATTCTATTTTATCCTCTTCTGGTATTTTTGGTACTTCTGGTGTTTCTGCTTCTGCTATAGGTGGCTGTTCTACATTTGTAGGTGGTTGTGCTTCCTGTATTGGTACTAAATCCTTAGCATTGTATTGTAAGGGTTCATAGAAGGGAATAGGACAGTTTATAACAACATTACCTGCAGGGTCATCTGTAAATAGCTGTGTATTTTTTGTACCATCAGTTCTGACAGTTGCACAAGGCATATCAAAAGTAGGTGGTAACATTCTTGTTACATGAGTAGTTGTAGGTAAATTTGTCTGGTTAGGTATTACAACATCAGGTATACGTGGTATTGATGCACTAGGTATTATGTTTATTTCTGGCAATTTATAATGGTATAGATACTTTAGGTTTTGCTGTTGGTGGTGTTGTAAATTCTGGCATACCACCTTTTATTGCATCAGGTAAAACATTATCAATATTATTCATAATTTTATTTTTTAAATACTTTTCGAATTTTGGTGATGTTAACCACCTGTAACCTATAAATGTACCTATCAAGCTACTAGATATAAGTAGAAAAGAAAGTATACTAAGTATGTTTATAATTTTTTGCATGATAAAAGAAGCAATTTTAAAAGCTATTACGCATGGTCTAATTATATCAATGCTGATAATAATTCCAACTGTTACACCTTTATGGTTAATAACTTCTTATATGACTACCAGGGTACACCAGAAGTCACAGTAGGGGTTTTAGATTCTGTTATTTGTGCTGCAATTCTTGTTTCAATAGCTGTTACTTCATCAGAACCGATTGCAGCTTTAGCCCATGCAACAGCGTTTTCTTTTGTTATATCTGCATAAGCAGTAAATGACTCACTATCAGCTTCAGCAAGTCCTATAGACCCATAAGAATAACCACTATGATCTCCATCTGCATCTCTCGCTGTCCAATGAATCTTAGTAACAACATCAGAAAGACTTCCAACAGTTTTTGTTGCATCTAAAGAGACAACATTCCATGTAACAGCCATGCTAATAAATCTTTAATTAAATTTTACTTTAATTCTACAGTTTGTACAACATCACTTAGTTTTTCTAACTGCTTTAATGCACCTTGATCTTCCATAATAGGTTGCATTAACTGTTGTGCTTCTGCTTGTTTTTCCTGTATATCTTTTTGAAGCATCTGTAATTTTGCAATATTTAAATCAAGACGAGTTTTTGTTTCGTCATAAATTTGTTGTGGTGTTGCCATAAAATTTTTTCTAGTAATCTTATTATACTAACAAGCCATTAAAACACAAGGGTAGGCCTTGCTACCATCAGCATAGGTAGCTGTTGCATTAGTAGAAATAATTTTGGCAATAGTTGAACTTCTGATAATATCATCTGCCTGTGGTTTTGCAGTTCCATCACCCGCAGATATCATTAAGTCACCTCTAGCAACAGTAGTTGACCCTGCAACTCTTATTACCATATCCCCTGTCATTGCAATATAAAAATCGTTTGTATAATAATCGTCATTTGTATTATCCCAAGTCCAAAATACCCCTGCAACATCTTTATCTCCTTCAGTATCAGAAATTTTTGTCATGTTTAACTGTTGATTTTCTTCAGTATGTGCAGCTTTTTTTAAATCACCTACATTTTTACCTTCTGGAATGTTTTCATCTGTTTTATCTTGTTCAGTATAAAATTGATCAGGATAAGACCAAACACATAAATCATCTAAATTACTCATTACAGTTCCTTGATAAATAGTAGGTCTTGCTGATTTGTCAGTTGTAGATAATCCTTTTATTTGTGACCATCTGCTCAAATGACCCCCGTTATAACTAACAGTTGAACCCGAAACTGAAATATTACCTTCTATTGTTCCCTGTGCTATAAATCTTATTAATTGAGTATCACTACCAGTAATTCCTACAACTAAAGGTATATCAGAATCTCTACATAAGGACATAAAGCCTAAAGAACCACGGCCAGAAATACCAACGCTATTATTATTTGCAGGGTCTTGTACGTCTTGGTTTCCAAAGTGAAATGAACTATCGTGATCTACTCTGAATACTTGACTTAATGAACCACCTGATTCAAGACTAAATTTAAAGTCACCTGTGTGCATTTCAATTTCACCATCTCTATCTTGAAAATCGTGAAACATCATTCTTAATCTGACACCAGTTGAGTTTTCCATTCTGAGACATTCATTTCCACCTCTTACAAGATCGATACTTGCAGCAGGGGAACTTGTCCCCACTCCCACCAGCCCTGCAGATGTAATTCTCATTCTTTCAGCACCAGAATTATCTGTTGTGCAAAACTGTAAATAACCTTTAGCTGCTGATGCACCGAAATCATAGGTTGTATTTTCTTTTCTTCCACAAATGGCAGCTAATCCATAAGTCTGTGCTTCTGTGCCATTTCCTATATGCCCTCTCCAAGCTATCGGCACACCAACGTCCGCACCAGAGGTTGCAGAACATTGAAGAAGTAAACCTCCTGATCTACTGTTTGCTGCCTGACTAGCATCTAATATATTTAATTTTTCATGAATATCTGATGATTTTGCAATACCTAAGTTCCCAGACGAGTCGATTCTACAAGCCTCAACATTATTAGTACTTGAACTTGAAGTTGAAAATGCTAAATAAGTACTTGAACCGATAGAATCACCAGAATACATTCTTACACCACCAACTACACCCGCACCCGCACCAGATGGGTCTGTTTTTTCAAATTCAAGACTACCTATTAATTGGTCAGCAACTAAACTGTTATCGCTATTTTCTAAACGTATTATTGCTGTATCTGCTCCTACTAAATGTAGTAATGTATCTGGACTTGAAGTGCTTATACCAATCCGATTATTACCCGCATCAAGAAAAAAAGCGTGTGTGTTACTATCACTTTCTATCCTAAAATCTGTATCTGCTCCCGATTGGTTAAAAACTGTTGAAGTATTACTCAACATTAACCTTTCAGTACCACCTGTTGAGACTTCAAGTTGATTAGCACCACCTGAAAAAATTCCTGTGTCAAGATCATCTCTAAAAGCTAGTGCAGGAGTGCTTGCAGAACCATCTTCAAGAGTTAAAGTTCCATCAAGTTGAAATAATTCAATCCATGCGTTATTTGCTGAATTTCTAATTTTTAATATTCCAGTTGTAGTATCAGCCCACCACATATATGCATATTTTGTTGCAGGTTCAGAACTAGAACTACTGTTACTTACTAATGCTGCTAATGCGTTATTAATATCTGCCCTGACATTTGCTCCTGTGGAGTTGTCAATTATCATATCATGGGTTGGAGACATTGCAGTTATACCAATGTATTTGAAGGTTATTTAATTATATTTTTAAAAGTAAATTACATACAAAAAGTAATAACAATTAAAAATAAAAATTTATTTAAACATATTCTACCCATTTTATAGATTTTTTCCAAGCTAAACTAAATTTTTTAACTACCACGGCCAAAACCAACAGCAGTATAACTAAATGTTTTATTCTGAACAGCGTTACCTGCATTAGTAAATTTTATTGTAAATCCACTACCAGTAATATTTGTAATTTCAAATTTATCTGTACCACCTAAATCATTAGCAGTAATACCAATACTAGGTAATTGTGAACCTGCTGCAACATCAGTACCACTAGCTCCTGTAAAGAAAGCATGGTCAAAAGATACCGCAAGCCCAGAAGATGATGTACCAGAACTTAGATTAGATTTTTGTTCTGTTCTTCTATCTAATTCTGCTATATAACCTAATTGGTCTATTTCTATTGATTGTGCAGGGTCATCACTATCCATTTCACATCTAAATTTAAAACCCCTTCCTAAATGTGTACCATTAGCAAATGTATTAAATGTTTTACCTGTAAAATCACTATCTTGATAACTAGAACCATTAGAAGGTGCTGCAGTTGTAGTAGCAACTAATAATTTAGCATTAACATTAAATGCAGTAGCAGCATCAAAATCTGTCCATGTATCAATATTTGCTGATCTTTTATCTATTAAATCATTAGGATAAAAACCTTGTGTAACAAAATGTCTTGTTAATCTTAATGGGTGTGTAGAACCTAAATCTAATATATTAGCAAAATCATAAGACCCACCAGTTATATCAACAGCACCTAAAAAATCAAAATCAGCAATGGCATCAAAATCTGCTACATTATCCAATGTTTCTAATGAACCTAAAACTAAACCATTAACTTCATCACTAAAAAAACAATCTACTTTTGTACCTTGAAAGGGTGGACTATCTAAATCTTCTCTATCTGTAAATGTAAGTAGTTTAGGTTGCGGGTCTGGGTTAGTAACAACAACTGATGCCTCACCAGAACTTAACCTACCACCATCATCTCTAAATTTTAAAATATATTCACCATCAATAGCAGGTACAAGCGTTTCGCTAACAGAACCAGGCAATCTAGGGATTATGTCAACACTATTCGTAAAAGTACCATTACCATTTGTTAAATTACTATGCCTTACAACTACGTTTCCACCATGTATAACATCAACATCTGTTGATTGATTGAAACGTAATCTTAATAATTGATCTGATACTGGTTCTACAAGTAAACCTGTTACATCAGCAGGTACAGCAGTTTTACCAACAGCATTAAAAGTTAATGTAGTAGGTTCTGTACTAGGTTCAAAAAATGCATTATAACTATAAACTTCCAATTCATAAGTACCTAATTCAGTATCAAATAATTCGAATATAGGACTCTGTACAATAGTTGTTTGAAAACTGCCATTATTAAATTTATGTTTTACAGAATATTGTGATACACCTGCTACAGGTTGCCATGAAACTATTAATTTACTTACTGCCCTATCACCTAAAACAATAATTCTTTCATCACCTACAATATTACTTGGTGCAGGTTTTAGTTCTATAAGGTTTGTTATAACAGGTGTTGTTATTGACGCACCATCTTCTACAAAAGCATATTTAGCAGAATTATGAAACATTGCAGATATAGTGAATGTATTATTATCTTCTTTAACTGATAACACTCTAAAATCTTCTGTTTCATTTGTAGCCCTTACAAACAACCATACGCTGTTAGGTTGTGGTGCAGAACTATATGCACTAGATACTGTTATAACAGAATCAGATATTGTAGATATGGTTTTTGTCTCAAGTGTACCATCTGTAAGAATTACTGATAGTTCATCACCTGTAGATGGTGTTGTTGGTAAATCCTTTATATTATCTACTGTTATCTGTGTTGTTGTGGCTGCTGATATTCTTCCTGATCTCCTTAAACCACTACGCACAGGGTCTTGTACTGTAATAATATTTCCTGGTCTAATTAATGAACCCGCATCTGCTGTTGTAGTAAATGCAACTGTCTCCGTTTCATTATTCTGTGTGTAAAGATGCCATAACCCCATTCTTCTAGCCTGTGCCTGATCGCTGCAACCTATTGCTTCAATATTTTTTATAACAACACCAAATTTAGATTGATTTGCAGTAGTATCTTCTACTGTTTCATATTCGTATGTTCTAGTCTCATTCTGAAAATATTTTACATTTACAACTGTATCTCTTGTAGCTTTACTTGCATTATTATAAATAAAACCATCTTCTGTAACATTTGCATATGAAAAGAAATAAGAACTTGCAGTTGGTCTATCTTGCGTAAGAGTAATTTTACCATCTTCTATAAATAAACTTGCCCTCATAATTGATGCAATTTTATCTAGTAAAGTATATGCCTGAGTACTTGTTTGGATAACAATATTGCAACTAAATCTAGGGGAAGTACCACCCTGACCATTATTAATTAATGCTGAATTATATACAGAAGCATTATAAAATGCATATTTATCTACCTCATCTTCTGATACAAAATCACCAAAACCCGCCCTACTTTCAGTAATAATGTCATATAAAACCCATGCAGGGTCATTACACCATTCTTTATCTGTTTTTAAAGTACCATTAAAACTACCGCTAAATGATAAAGAACCATCTGATCTAACAGTAGAATTATGTGGTATTTTTACAAGTCTACCCCTAATACGATACATTCTTTGGGGTACTGATCTAAATATTTCAGCATCAAAACGTAAAGCAGCTACAGCAGTATTTGGATATGTAGGTTGTTCAAAAACTAATTCAGTAATAGATGTTAGTTCAAAAGCATCTGTTAATTTAACATCTGTACTATCTGCTGTTTCTCTTGTTACTGTTACTGTTAGTGGAAAATCAGAATTAGATATACCTGTACCAAAATCAATAATATGATCTTTAAAATATGGTGATGTACTTTTACCTGTTATTGTTGCACCCCGTATTTGTTTTGCTGTAAGAGTAGCAGTAGGACTAGATATTACCTCTTTTATAAGTGTATTAGCCTGATTTTTTACTTTTATATTATAGTTAACTGTTGTACCAGATATATTTCCATCATCTTCAATTTTTTGTACTCTGGGAAAACCAATAGTAACTCTTACACCATCAGTATTTGTATCTGTAATTGATACTACTTGTGGATTTGTTGTAGTTACAGTAACACCTATAGGTCTTTCTCTTTCTGTTTCTGCAATACCCCTAATTTTTGTTTGATCTGCTGTACCTACTTTTGGTATAAATGCAGGTCTTGTAGATACAGTACCAAAATTAAAATCATTGTCAGTAGGTGCAGTATCTGATGCTGATTGTTGTAGCACCTGTACATTATTTAAAAATACATCTTTAAGTGCTGTTCTATGATAATCATCAGTACCTAATGTATGACCTGCATCTATAGCTGATGGAAAACCTGCAATCTCACCTTCTGCAATTACATCTACACTTGTTACAAATTGACGAGAACCAATCTCACCATCTTTCATTTCCGCATCATAATATTTAATATTTATCTGACCTCTTACCGCAGCATAATCGTGACCCCTCCATCTAAAATCTGAATTATTGCGTGGTAACGTCATTTTTAACCCCCAAAATATACAGGTGCAGTATCAGTACCAGAACTGACAACTATAGAACCTGTGTAAACCTCACCAAAAACTAAAGGTATGCAAACACCACTTCTGCTGACGTTTTGTATGCCATTGAATGAATAGTTAACTCTTGAATCTGTCTCACTTAAACCTGATGGTACATCACCTACTGTAGGTTGCTGTTGTGGGAATAACATATTTGTAACACCACTTACAGCCATTGATACCCCTGTTGTTAATAAAGCGGTACCTAATGTTGCAACAATAGCTATAGAAGATGCAGCAGCAGCAGCACCTGCTGTTATAAATGCTGCAGCTAGAAAAAACCATGCACCAGATACTATCGGTATCATTCTTATCTCACCTTCACTATGCACTAATAAATCATCTTTTGTTTTAACAACATCATTATTTACAGTAATTCTGTACATATTTTGTTTTAGATGCGGTTCTATTTCTGGATAATTACATACTAAATATTTATATACATCTTTCATGTTTTTAACATCTGCATAACTCACATGCCAACCTACTAATTCTGCTAATCTTCCATATACTTTTATTTTTCTAAGTCCTTTTTCTTCTTCTGTTCTATCTCTATCTATAAATTTATCTTTTGCAAGCATTGGTTTATGTACTTCTGGTTTTAGTTCTAAACATTCATCATCTAAAGGATTAAAAATAAACCATGATAAACCTAAAAAATTACAGTTTTTTATATCCTCTTCTGATGCAGATAAATCACCATTAGGGTGTGAATGACATATATGTAAAACAGTTCCAGTTTCTTCTGCTTTAGCCCAATCTTCAGGGTCTATTGTAAAGCTATTTGCACCTTCGATTGATATGTTTTTACATGGATAATATTGCTGTTTATTATCTAGTTCTATAACTAAACCACAACTTTCATCAGGTAATGATGTTTTTGCATGATGTAGTGCCTGTTCTTGCCAAGTATTCATGCAAACGTACCTACAGATGGGAAATCTTTTCTAGTAATAATTCTTTTAGGTGCTGATCTATTTTGTAAGTCTAATGATGATGCACATTCAAATTCTACAAAATCTTTAGATTCTACAGTTTTTCTATCAATAAAAAATGTTTGATTTTCGTATGTATTATTAGCAGGTGTACCAAATGGATTTGTACCAGATTCAAAATTAGCATTATCTAAATAACGCAACATAGTGACCTTTCTAATAAATTTAGCACCATTTAAATCATTCTTAGGTGTTGTTAGGTTTGCCTGGGTCATTAATGCTGTAACTGTTGACAAAATATTACTTATTCTTACTGTTGGTCTAGGTCTAGTAGTTCTAGTTGCTGCATACTCAAAACCATTAGCTTCTATTGGTATGCGTGTATATGTATTACCTTGAAATACAACATTAAAAGTAGTATTCATATTTATACCATTATGAAACCTTGATACATCACTACTGCCATGTAAGGCAGCCACCAAGTGTATTTCAAATAGTTCTATCTTTGCACTAGGGTTAGCTTTTTGTAACTCTTCAGTAGGTATAGCCATTTATGGTTCAAACACCTCCTCAAATGTAGCTGTTATTGTTGCCCTATTAGGTACTCTTATATTTTTTGTCCACTTCTTACATACAAATTGTTTTGCACCTGATCTTGTAATTGTACAGTTTCCAGAAGTTGTAGCACTACCACTAGCTGTTACTGTAAATATGTTTGCACTTGTAAGAGCAACAACAGAATATGTACCATCAGATGCAGAACCACTTGTAAAATCTATAGTTATTGAATCATTTGCAAATAACTGATGGTCAGTAATCGTTATTGTTATTGTTGTAGAACCGCTTTGTGCATATGTACCTGATTTTGTAAGTGTTTGATTAGGTGGTGTATATGTAAATGATGCCTGATCTAATGCACGTTCATTTAAAAAATATTCAATAGTATCACTATCTGTTTCTGTAATATTATTCCATGCAAGATTATAAATTTTTTTATTTTGATGTGCTGCTATACCTACTAATTGTCTTTGTTCAAATCCATCTGCAAATTTTACTATTTTAATAGTAGGACTACTTTGTTTTTGTAATCCATAACTAGGTTCAATAGAAGGAAATGTTGCCATAATTATGCGTTAGATAATAAACCACCTGCACGTTTTTGGTTAATCAATTCAGCTTGTATTGCTGCTGCTAATACGTTACCAAATTCATTTGCCTGACCTGTATTACCTTCTACAGCAGTACCAGAAGCATCTACAGATACATTAATAATTGTACTGCCACCACCTGACGATTCAACACCTAATTTACCATTTGCACCTCTTCGTAAAGGTAAAATTGCTTCACTACCTGCTTCACCCATAAGACCCATGCCATTACGCATAGGAAACATAGTAGGTCTATTTACAATGCCACCATAAGCATATTTCTGTATCTGTCCATCAACAAAAGCATTACCATTTGCACTTTTAGTAAATAAACCACTAAAAAAGTTTGTTAAAGGTCTTGTAATTGATTGTTGTATTGCTATACGTGCCATATCAGCAATAATTGATCTTGCTAAATCACTAAAATTAAGTTTTCCTGTTTCTACAAACTTAACAAGAGCATCTTCCATACCTTTAATACCACTAACAACCACATCTGCCATTGATTCCTGTACCGTTTTTATGCTGTCTCTAAATGTCTTAAGTTTTTCTCGCATCTGTTGACCAAATGTTTTATCTATAGATTCACCTGCTTTTTCAGCACTTTTTTCTATATTCTGAAAATAAGTAGCAGGTGCGTTTGTTGTGCCACTAAATAGTTCTTGTATTTTGTTAAAACTTTCTGTAAACCTATCAGAAAAACCTTTTGTAAAATCTTCACCAAACAATGATGTTAAATTACTTTTCTGTTGTGTCTTGAATCTATTACCTAAATCTTTTGCAATATTACCTGCACCACCTAATAATTTTTGTACAAAAGGTGGAATTTTTATGTTGTCAAAAAAACTTTGTACTTTTTGTGCTGCTGCACCAATAACCCTTATAACTTCATCTACTAATTTTACAGTTGCAAATATACCAATAGCTATACCTCTAATACCTATTTCTATAGCCTTAAAAAATCCACTAAAATCATTTTCTGCACTAAATAATTCACTAAATACACCAACAATAGTATTTAATGCAGGTAATAATGCATCTGTAAGTTGTTTCCTAAATCCATCAAATCTAATTGCTAATACTGCAATCTGATCATTAAAAAATTCAGCATTTTGTGCAAATTCATTTGATACTGCATAGTTAAATTCTGTTAGTGATGCTGCACCACCATTAAGAAGATTTATTAAACTTGCACCTGATCTACCGAATATTTCCATAGCGAGTGCAGCTTTTGTAGCACCATTCTCCATTGTTGCAAATTTATCTGCTACTTCTCCTAATACCTGTTCACTTGTTTTAAATGTGCCATCTGTGGCTCTAACAGATATTCCTAATGCGTCAAAACTATCTGAATATGTAGCAACACCCTGATCTGCTTCTCTCATTGATTGAGCTAATCTTCTTAATCCTTTATCTATTGTTTCCTGTGATACACCTGCTAATTTACCTGCGTTTACGTATGCCTGTAATGTATTAGCAGCTATACCTGTCTGGTCAGCCATCTTACCAAAACTATCTGCACTATCTATTGCACCTTTTACAAGTCCTACAAATGCACCACCAGAAATAAGAATACCAAAAGTAGCAAAAGTTTTATTAAGGCCACCCATTGCAAGCCTTAAATTTTTTACCCGACCTGCAACCCCTTGCATAGAGTTACCAAGACGTTTAATAGAACCTGCACCTACAGTTTTTGCTGCTACTACTAAATCAAACTTTGCCATATTATTTTTCCTTATTTATTACCTGTAATGCTGCAGCTTCCATAATTTGTAGATTTTCTAGCATAGCAACAGTATCTTCTACTAAATACAGTTTAATCATTTCTATCACAGATGTATAGTCTAAACCAATAATTCCACTTATTCCTACCCTCCATTGTGTCTGACACCTTAAAAACATTTGTACAGTTTCCCAGTTTTGTGAATATACATAAAAATTATCATCAACTTCTTTTTTTTCTGTTGTTATTCCTAATACTGCATCATCTTCTGCTGTTTTATCTATGACAGTTGAACCAACAGCCCAATATTCACCTGCCTTAATTAGTTTTTTACAAATATTTCTTCATTAGATTCCATAAAAGCAAAACCTACAGCAGTTGCAAAACCTCTTACTTCTAATAATTGATTTAGTGTGCTTTTGTTAAATGGTACTTCTTGACCTTCTGCATCTACTAAATCCTCCCAACCTAGTAATACTTCTTTTGCTACATCTATATCATCTATCTGTTTATCTTCCACCATTTTTATCATTTCTTTAAACCTAGATTGTGAAATATTCTTAAAATGTGCTGTAAATATTTCTTGTGATACCTCACCATCTTTATTTATTTTTACTACTACTTTCCATTTATAAGTAGGTTTCTGGTCTATAACAAAAGGCATAAAAATTTAGTATCTACTAACTAGGGTATACCCTTTTTTATGTATAGACAAGGCTAAATTCATTATTAGCTGATGCTGTAGGTGTTGCCATAAATGGTAAAGATAGCATTGTTATACCATCTGATTCTTCATAAGTAGGTTGCCCTAAATCAGTTTGTGGACAAGATACAGTAACCTTATTACCTGCAACAGTTCCATGTAGCCATGTGTTTGTGCCAGTTGATGTACCAGTATAATCTGTAAAGAAGTTATGGCTAGATAACGCAACAGATTCTATTACTGCTGTACCTGATGGTCTGCGGTCTGTAATTAATACTTCTTTTGTACCACCTACTAATTCTCTATATATAACTTCATTATTAAAATCTAAATTCCATGATT